TTAGGTGAATAGCCAGCGGCTAGTGCAGCTTCGGTTTGAGTCATTGGTCCGTCTGGTCCACCGAATACTAAAAACTCAGCAAATCTCATTTGCATTTCTGTTAATCTTTTTGGCACTCCCATGATTGACAATTTAAGGTAACATTGTTATAAAGTCAATATGAAAGATTTATTGGAAAGAATAAAAGATCTTGAAACTATAAATGAAACACATCAACAATTAAATGGTGAGTTACGTTCTGAGTTACAAAAAGCTCAAAGTGAAAACATAAAATCAAAAAACTTATTGCAAGGTTATAAAAAAGTGATAGAGGAATTAACAGACAAGCTGAGAAAAAGATCATGAGAGTAAAAGATCTACAAGAATTTCTTGCGCAGTTCACTACTGGTTCCGATGCAATTAAGAACGCTGTGTTGTTTGTTGAAGTCAATGGCAAACTACACGATGTTAGAAGAATGGAAGTACACGAGAACGCACAACCAATTATTGGTTTCAAAGGTCATACTAGTCATAGACTAGTTTTAAAAACACAAAAACCTTCGAGTCTTATCTTGCCTGATAAACTGCAGAAGGACTATTAAATGAATGACAATGTTACCCCTAAAAAACTATGGGACCAGAGCGTAAATTATACAAAAAACTTAAGCTTCAAACTCCCAAAATTATCTGGAATCGACTTGAAAATATTAGCTTATCCGGCACTCCTGATCTATTGGGCTATAATAATTCTGGGCACTTTTTCACTGTAGAGTTAAAAGTTACGAAGAGTAACAAGGTACGCTTCAGCCCACACCAAATTGCCTTCCATGTAGACCATCCAAAGAATAGTTTTATCTTAGTCGAGGCCCTTGATCCGAGGTCCGCGAAACATGTTGAGTATCGCTTGTACCCTGGTTCAGGGATCAAGGCTCTTGATTCATTCGGCTTGAAGCTTGAGGCTTGCTGCTTGGGGCTTGAGGCTTGTGGCTTATTTTTTGATAAGCTTGGAGCTTGAGGCTTGTGGCTTGCTGCTTGAGGCTTGGCGCTTGGGGCCCGGCCCAGGATGCACGCTTGTTACTTCCGTCGAAGCTTCGTCGCTAATGACCTGAGCCAGTTTATTACGCTTGCGTAATTCTTTATAATAGTTTGGGTGTCTGAACATTAATGTTTACCGTATTTTATCACTTTGATATCAGAGTTCCAGCAGTTTCTGCAGTCTCTGCATTCATTGTCTTGTTGAGCTGCCGGGCATGTTGCACCAGCTGTCACCACTTCAGAAGAGTTAGGCCACGAAGCCGGCGCTGCCTGGTCCACCATGGGAGCGGAGAACCGGATCACTAAATTTGATGGTTTGTTTCTTAAATAGTTTTTGATCCATGCTTCACGTGTTGGCAGCCAGTGACGCTTGCTAGGTGTCAACCTGCATACATCATAAATTTTATGAAGATGTTCTAGATCTTGTACATCGCCTGAGTCGTGCCATCTAAATACATCGGGCTTCTTGCTGTTGATCAGGTGAGCCATTGCCATGGTCCATTGATCATTTTTAATAGCTGCCAGCCTCCTGTACTGTGCATCTTGCACAACCTTAAACACGTAGCAGCCCTTCATTGCGTAACAATCGTAACACACTGAGCCCGGGACTTTCTGAAGCTTAGCGCCTGTCTTGCACTCTTTGGCAGGTAGACCTATCGACCAGCCAGGCATCTTTGAAGGCTTGCTCAGGCTGCCGCCTATAATTTCTAATGCTAATTTTGTATTCATAATTTCTCCTTTATAATCCTACTTATATCATCTGGCTTGTGGCCTGTCAAGCTTGAAGCTTGCGGCTTGTAGCTTGAAGCTTGTGGCTTGAGGCTTTTGAAAAATTTCTCACACGCGCGCAGGTAACTGGCCGGCAGCTGGCCATGGTCCTCCAGGAACCATGGCAGCAGGTTATTATGTTTTATTCTACGCGGCATCAGTCCAGAAGCACCATGTAAGCTTTGGCGTTGTGTTTCCTAAACCAATCTAAATTGGCTCTAACTTTATTCCAAAGTTTAGATCCACCATAGCCCAGAGTCTCATCCTCTGCTGTAGCTAAAGCCTCATAATAAAAAATTTCATCATGACGCTTAGCCTCTTCTGGTGTTAATTCAACAGACTCACCGTTGAACCTGTTTCGTCTTGTATAGTCTTTATTGTCCATAATTATTCCTTTCTAAATTTATCCTACAGTATCCATCAACCATTGTCAAGCTTGCAGCTTGTGGCTTGTGGCTTTTTTTAGTTTAGAATCATTCTAAACTGATCAGTAGTCGGCCAATGTCTAGCGCTAGATCAACTGACTACTGATCCCAGGACCATTGGATTGAGGCCGGCGTGCTTTATTTTAATAACCGCGGTAACAGGCCTAACGCTGTATCCAGCGCCAATAGTCCAGGGATCAGTCTAGTGGCTCGTAGGCGGTCCCCCTCCAAACGCGTCGCTGGGGAGACATTGCAGTCCTGTCACATCGCGACCTATGATTTAGCCCAGAAATGTCCAGGCGCCCTATACTAGTCTGATCCCTGGTCCTGCAGTATCGTAAAACGGCCAACAGGACCAGGGATCAGTTGTAGTTGTGGAAAGGTAAGGAATGAAAGCCTATTTAACACACAACCACAAGTTGTCCCAATAAATTAATTATCTAAACAAGTAAATTAATTTAATTAAATCCTATATAATCCCTTGACAATGTTTTGTCAATAGTATAAAAAACTTTTATGCAAAATAATAACATAGAAAGGAAAAAGCCAATGGCAAGGATAAGACTAAACCAAGAGTATAGAAATAAAATTGCTAATAGAATTAAGCAACATTTATTTCAAGAAGATACCCAAGAAAGACAAAAATATTATGACTTAAAATCTAAACAAGATAGTCAAAATGATTTTGCTTGGAGTGTTGCCGAAAAAATAGTTAGACGACACTATACTGATGAAGATGTAGAGAAAGCTTGGTATTTACAAAATAAATTTGAAAATGTAAATACTATTGCAAAAGATAGTTGCTTTCATTTTCATTATCTTGGAACAAGAGAAAAAAGAAACTATGACAACCAAGTTGAGATTGAAGAAAATGTACCAATAGAAAAACATTTTGATTTTAGATTAAATGGCGACATTGATACTGATAGTAATTCTTCTCATAGATCAGATTGGGAATATGGTTATGCATATTACCGAGATGAACTTAACGCACAAGAAAATTGTAATGCTGACATTATGATTGAGCAAGAGGGTAAAGATAGCAACCCACACTTGACAAAATATACTGACAACAACAATCAATATCTTGGCAATAGCGACAATGGATATTCAAAACAATGGAAAGAAAAATATCAATTAGATTTAATTGGTAGAGATTATTGTAGAGATAGGTCTATTGCTTGTAGTGAAGAAGAATTCAAATTCTTAATTACTTGGAAACAACAAAAGGGTGCTTTTGTAATGGCTCATTATAAATGGATAAAATCTGTTTTAGATCAGATGAAAGAAATTAAAGTCGGTCTAAAAGGTTATAAATATTTAGATGAGGCAATAGAACTTGCAAATGAACTTGGAATTGAAATTACAGATCACGAAATTATTAGGACTAATTCTACTGGTCTAGTAATCTACAATCCAAAAAATCTTGCTGAAAGAATAAAAGGTATGAAAAATAAAAACATATCAAGAGAAGATAAGATAAAAGCAAGACTATTGTACGAGGCAAATCAAGGTCAATCAGAAGTTGTAAATTAATTTATTTAATGATTGACAAGAGGGGCATTATCCTTTAATGTCCCTCACATAGAAAGGAAAAAGAAAATGGAAAATAATACTACATTCAAGATAACATACTACTCAAACAAAGATAAAAAGCATATTACAAGAAATGCTAAATGGGACGACAAATGCAAATTTTGGACTAGCAAAGTTGGTGCAAAATTAATGACATACTTTGACCTTGACGCACAAGGTTATAGAACTGCAAAAGGCAGTTGGAAAGTGAGGTACTAATGTACGTAATGTTATTAATTATTAAAGGAATACTTGGCATGGCATTAATGATGTTGGGAGTAATAATTTCAATTCATTCAAATGAACAAGTTTTAGGTCTATTAATTCTATTTGGTGGATTGATTGTTTTTTGGTCAACCTTACCAAGTATTGAGGAAAATAGAGGTCGACATGAGTAATTTTAATTGGTGTCATGGACCAAACTGCCATACAAATAGCACAGTTGACAGAATAAGAGGTAGCAAAGGCAATAAGGTCCTTAGAACTAGAAAGATAAAACAAACTCAATGGAATCAAAATTCTGTTTGGTCTGTGTTTTGTAGTCAAGGTTGTTATACTGATTTTTTTTATAAACATTGGCAACAAGTCATTGCAATAGCACCAAGGCGCGAGGCACTTGAAACACCAATCAAGGACCCACAGAAAACAACCCACAACAATGGTTATTACAATTATAATAGTTGGAATATTCAAAAGAAAGTTGTTGACAATAACAATGGATAATATAGGATAGTTATTATGAAAGATAATAAAAAGTTTTTTGGTAGGGATTGGACGCAAGGGGAAATTAATTTTCCTAAATATCTTACACCAGAAATTATTCATACTGCTTTGTTTGTCCACAATGCAAAGGACAAAGAAGAAATGTGTGCAAGAGTAGAGTATTGCGCACAACAAATAGGAGATGAGGCGATGTCTTATGCGATGTCATTATTGGTATTGCCTTATCTTATTGATAAAGCCCAAGAGTCTAAAGAATACAAAGACTACTTGAACGAAAAAAAAAGAAAGTTAAACTAACCAACACATTGCCCCACTAACGTGGGGCAATAGAGGTACCAATCACACATCTAGTATAGGTTGTATCGCGACCCCCACCCCCCAAACTTACAAAAAGGGGTCCCACTACTCTAGGTTGTATTGCTTGATTTAGACAGTTTTAGCTGTTAAAAACATGTTGAACATCTAAAGTGATGCAAAAAATTTTTTAAAAATTTTTATGAATTTAAATAACGTAGATATTA